GAGCTAAAAATATTTAAATTAACTAAATGTAGATCACAACAAGCTGAGATACTTAACATTCCATTCTGTATGGAATTTGATGAAAATACATTGTGCTTCAATAAACTTAATGCAATAGAGAATGAAGCTGTTCATTATGTAGACATTAAGAAAAAACCAGAGTTTCAAGCTTTTAAACATCTTAAATCTTATGCAAATCCTAAAACAATAAATTCTGTAAAATACCCTGCCGTATTAGATATTAGGCAGATTAAGGCTTATGTCGAAGATGAGTTAGGGCGCAACCCAAAAACAACTTATGCCTGGGTTAATAGATTAATAGAATATGGCCTATTTGAAAGAATAAGCCATGGACATTACAGTATAAAGCCATTTAAATATTTAGACGATTAATCTTTTTGTCTAAAAAAAATCATTAGATCATCAAAATGTTTTAACATATAATGATGCTGCTGCTTAGATATGTCTAAATGTTCTCTTACTTCTGGGCTTACCATATTATAAACCCCTGACTGCTGTAATATTAGAAATTCATTAAACATTTTTGAGGTTATTTTATCCTCATCTACTTCCATTCTCTCAACTTCAAATTGATATATTTTTTCTTTAATCATCATCTAACTCGCTTTCATATTTAAAATCAGCCCAATCTTTACATGTACTACACAAAGCGATCCATACATTTGTTCCAACATCCTCAACAGGCTCAGAGGCTGGGCTGCCTGAACAATCCAAACAAATCAAAGACCCTTTATCCTCGGTCATGACTTCCAACTTTTACGCCAGAGATTTTCCTCTAATTGGCCATTAATTACATAATCAATGCGCTGGAAATTGCAATATCCTATAATCTTATAAAACTTATGAGATACTAACATCGTTGAATCATCTATTATAGATAATTTATCTGCTTCTATAATTACAGGTGATACACCAGACTTATCTGGCGCATCAACATCCTCAAATCCAATATAACTATCTGAGCAATCTATTGCTTCACCTAATATGCTGCTTATATATGTTATTAAATAATAATTAACTAAGTTATCATTGCTGTTACTGCTATCTGCGTAACTCATACTATTCCCCCTTCGATTTGTTTTCTGTGTTGATCTCTTTGATTTCTGGAACTAAACCAAATACATTTTTTTATACTATTAAATTTTTGTAATTCCAGGCCATAGACAAAGCCATTATTATTATTTCCATATACTTTGTCTAATTTTGCTTTAAACCAATTAATATTTCTATATCCAGAGTAATATTGCATTATATATCCCCTTTTATTGCATACATTTTGATTAAATCGTTCATATTTTTGTTAGTCCAATTTTTACCATTTTCCAGGTAGGCGGCTAATTCATTTTCATAAATTTCATACTTAATAAACCAACCCCCTTCATCTTTTTTTTGAAAGCAAGTCATATAGCAGCTATCGCCACCAACAACCCAAACTATATCCCCATAATATCCGGGGCTATCGCTGTAATAATTTCTGCATACCATAATCCTGCTATCATCAAAGAACATTTGCTCTAACATTTCCTGGGGGGGCATGTCTATGTGTTTACCATATAACTCAGCTAATTCTCTTTTTTCTTTAAGCTTTAATCTGTGTTTCATGCTTCCCCCAGGCTTTTAACAGCAAGGTCTAACGCATCTCGCCATTTGTTAATAGTTTTAGAATTAAATCTCTCGTCTAAATAATATAAGATAGACTTTAATAAGTTAAGACTTTTAATTGCTTCTTTATTGTTCATTGTTTTCCCTTTGTTTTTTTATTTGCTGATCTACTTGTTTCATTGTGTTATATAGCTTTATATACTTCTTATCCTGGAATATTATATTATTCTTGTTCAAATGATATTCTTTTTTAATATCCCAGGCGCTATCTATAACAATCTTTTTCATTAGCGGGTGAGTAGCCAACCAATTATTTGCAAAAACATAGTGCATACCAGCGGCAGGCGGACTAATGCCTGTACCAAACTAATAATTGCTATATTTTGTAAATACACCCGCTAAACCTAATCTAATTCCCTAATTTCTTTTACACCGTGTTTAATTAACCTATAACAGATGTAAATACCTATTAATGCGCCTAATATATCCATAATTATGCTTCCTCTATTTTGTTAGTAATTTTCATTTGTTCGGGGTATAAGATGCTAACAACATTCTTATGTTGATTATTGACTTTAACTGATGATAAGATATATACTTGATTTAATGAGCTGAATTGCTCTTTTTTTGCGAAAGTAATGATGCTAACATCTTTTATCCCTTTAATAAATTCGTAATGACTATCCCTGAGTGCAGATATATAAGTTTTTTTATGTTTACTTTGCATCATTTCTGGCAGCCCTTTCAATTAGTTTACCAATTAAGAGATCCATTTTTTTTAATCTCTCTTTTATGAAATCAGCTTCTTCATGCAAAGCTTCTACTAATAATTTTAAATCATTTTCCATACTTTTCCTTTCGTTGTTAAAAATCTCTTACAATATATCTGTTAGTATAAACATCTTCCATTATATTTGTATAATGTTTAAAAGTTATTACTTGTGTATGATTTTCTAAATCAGATATTCCAGCAATTTCCAGAGTGCCATAAGCATCTTCTACTTCATCTATGCTTTCATACTCTGTCCATTCACTACAAAAAGCAATATAATCAAATTGCACACTATCGCCTGTGTCAGATTCATACTCTTCTAAATGTTGAAATAAAGCTTTTTTACCCCAATATGAGAAATTGTCCTTATACTGCGACATTTTATTGGATCTATCAATAAATTCTGATTCGTTAATATGTATGTACATCTTTTTTAGTCCTTTCGTTTTTTAATTAATAGGCATTCAAAGCGCTGCGGATTTCACGCAGATTAAGGCAAGGAATACCTATTATGTAAAGAGTTTAATTACAAATAGGTTAAAAAGCAAGCAGTAAAAATAGGGGGGGGGTAGGTATGGGGGTTATACCCCCCGATTCCCAGATAAGGTAATTATTGGTATTATATACCTTAATAGTACCAATAATACCACTCTTTTACCTACCGCCCTAATTTTAAACACCCCTAACCCCCCTAAAAAACCCTGTCAACTATATTATTAGATAGTATATGGTAAAAACCGAATTATTTCATGAATGTATACATAGTGATGAGCCTGATCTTACTTGTCCATTTGCAGAGATCATACTCGATGAAACTCATTGCTCTCAAACTCTGGGATGGTTAAAAGCATCTGCTAATGTTTCAGAACTTAAAAAATGTTTTATGACAGCAAGCCCACGCGATAAAGTCAGCATGGTTAATAAATTACAAAAAAACCCTGGCTAATATATTATTAGACAACATAGCCAAAAAAATGGCAATATTTAGAAAAAATTTTTTAAAAAAAAGAGATCCGAACGCCTAAAAAAAAAGCCCAGGCTATACAGCCCAGGCTTTTTAATATGCTATTTTTTCCAGCTTGTCAATTCATGCGCGCCCCCTTTGTTTTATATCTTTTTTAATATGGTCATTAATTGCAGTTTTAAAAATATTTATGTTAAAGCGTCTATTATCTTTTTTTAATTCAAATAATAAATCATTTAAAAAACCGCTGTTAATATATATTCCATGTTCACCAATTAAACGCGCTAATATTTTATAATGTTTTCGCGTCATTTAATACCCCGCCTTCTTTAATACTTTAAATACTTTTTCTAAGTCTTTAAAGTTTAGATGCTCAACGCTCACGGCTTCTTGGAAGGCTTCCGTAATTGTTTTATCTTGTTTTCCTGGTACTATGTCTATTTCATAGAAAACAGGCTTTTTTTGTTTTTTCATGCGTTTTTTTCCTTTTTATTGTTCAAAAAAGCTCTTAAAACAGCGCATAAACGCGCTAAAATTCTTTTAGGTATATATAAACATAGGGGCTTTTTTAATGTTATAGCCCCTATTTTTTGTAATGAAACGCCGCACCCGCTAATGTTCAGGCGTTATTATAGTATAATCTTTGAAAATGTCTTTATTACCGCAGGCATGCCCAACACGCGAACAGCTGCCGCAAAGCCCTGGACATATAAAAATTTTCTTATGTCCCATGCTGCGCGCCTTTGTTCTTATATATTGTTTTTCAAACTTTGTTAATTTGTCGCCTGTTGTTTTTCTGTCTATCTTTACCGCTATAAATTCCCCGCGCGTAAAATTATAAACCTTCATAATATCTTTTAAATTATGGTATCTACTGCCGCTTGATAAATTCAAAGTGAAATTATCAGGGAAATAATTTTCCCCGCGTTCTTTTACTGCCTGGATAAATAGCGGCCAGGATTTAGAATAAGCGTATGCTTTTATATATGGATGTTGTTTTAAAAAGTCCATCCAGAAATAAAGCCTATTTAAATCTTTAAAATCCCCATCATTGTATAGCCTAAAATCTATAAATCCCTGGGATTCTATAAGCTTTTTATTATTTCTTTTATTGCAAACATAGGCCAGCGCTTCTGTTAATATTTCAGGCGCTTCTGCTTCTAATATTGAACAGATAGCCCAGCGCGTAAAAGCCGCCGGAAATCTAATAGAATTTAAAGAATAACAAAAGACAAGACACGCCGCCGCCCCTGGGCAGTTGCTAACAGGTGAATTTGAATAATTGATAAACGGCAGTTTCTTATTTTTTGTTTGGTATATCTCAATACTAATAGTTTCTAAATTAATTTTACCTTTATTGTATAGGCTTTTAATATTGTCTAAGTTGTCCAGGAAATAAATAAAGTTTTTTATATATGCCTGGGTTGTTTGATTAGCGCCGCTTTTTGATAAGCCCGCGGGCGCTGGAAAATCTTTTAAGTAGTCATAACAAAGAGAACGCGCGGTTATATAGTCCCCGCGCGCTATTATGTTATTCAAATATATTTTACTATCTTTTTTTCCTAAGTCCATGCTATGCCCCTTCCTTTAATGTACTATTCATAACCTGGTAAAACCCAGTTTGTATCATAAAATTAAAAACAGTTCCTAAGGCTTTTAATTCTATTATGTTCTGGTTCATTGCATCCGCTATAAATTGGAACGCAACCCAATTACAAACAAGATACATAACAACCCAGACAGCAGCCCAGATATATTTAACTATGAATTTATGGATCTCTTCTTTTTGTATTTCTCTAATTTCTTTTTCTGTTAATATTCTATTTATTTTATTCATTGTAATATTTCCTTCATATTGTTTTTATAAATCAAGTATAAAAGAATATAGTAAATAAAACCTTTACAAAGTAGTATTTTAATAAATTTTTAATCTGTCTTAATTTACAAAAAGGAAGCAAAGCGGAAAACAGCCCCCGCCCCGCGTTTATCTGCCAGCCTGGCAGCCCCCGCTTTTTTTTCTGTTTGCTTAGTCGGGGGCGTTTGCGTATAATATATATTATGTATACCTGGCAACCCCAACACCCAAGGAGGCGCGGGGGAGTGCGGGGTTGTCAGTCTTAAAATTGTTGATAGTAATGTAAAGGAAGTAGTGACATGTCAGATTGGGAAATGCTAACAGATAAAAATGTAGAAATGTTAGAAGAAGGTGTTGATCTTAGGGAAGAGTTTGCACATAAGTTAAAAGTGTTCCAGAGTGGTTTAATACCAGAGGAAATGCGTAAATGGCAATTAGCAGCGCATAAAGCGTATGATGAATTGAGTTATCGTGAAAGACAAGTCTTTAACAGAAGGCTTAATATGATGACATTCCCCCACATAGCGCATGGTCTGGATATATCAGTCAGTAGTGCTAAAACATATTGGCGCAGAGCCTTAATGAAGTGTGAAAAGTTTTTTGTAGACTAAAAATATAATTAGTGAACACAAAACTAAATTAGGGGGGTATGTTATGCCAAAAGGTAAAGGTACTTATGGAAGTAAGGTTGGAAGACCTAAAAAGAAAAAAAAGAAGAAGAAGTAATCATGGCTAAAAGAGGTTTATACGCAAATATCCATGCAAAAAGAAAAAGAATTAAAAGACAGAAAGCAAGCGGAGCTAAAAAGGTAGAAAGAATGCGTAGTAAAAAAAGTAAGTTTGCTCCTACCGCATCAGCTTTTAGGAAAGCAGCAAAAACTGCAAGAAAGAGAAAATAAATGCCAAAAAAATTAGATATAGATTCAGATAAAGTAGAACTATTAGCAAGTTATGCTTGTAGTACAGCTGAAATAGCTCGCTTCTTTCATTGCGATGAATCTACAATTAGAAAAAAATACAAGTCAGAATTAGAATCTGGTAGAGAGCAGATGAAGATAAAGCTTCGTCAGCTACAGTTCAAGCACGCAGCATTGGGGAATACTGCACTATTAATCTTCTTAGGTAAACAATACCTTGGTCAGTCAGAAAAACAAGAGGTAGATTTTAGTGGAAATTTAGAAACCATATTAAAAGAATGTGGATATGTGGATAACCCAATAGGCGATGCTAAAAAAGATACTGAATAAAGAAAAACTCTGGAAACTCATAGGGTATACACCCACACAAAATCAATTAGATGTTCATGATTCTGTGGCAAGATTTAGAGTAAATATACAGGGGCGTAGATCAGGTAAATCCTTTTCTGCCGCCGCTGAAGCTTTACCTTATTTACTTACTCCTAATACCAGGGGGTGGGTAGTTGCTCCAAATTATGAGCTTTGCGATAAAGTTGCTCGTCTTATTAAAGAATATGTGATATTAGAGCTTAAACTGCCTATAGCTGCTAAAAAAGAAATTTCAGGACAGATATACTATCTAAAATTAGAAGGATTAAATAGTGAACTATGGATTAAATCTTGTGATAATCCAGATTCATTGGTTGGTGAAGGTTTAGATTGGATGATTATTGATGAGGCAGCAAGAGTAAAACAGATAGTGTGGGAACAATATCTTAGACCTACACTTTCAGACAGGGGGGGTTGGTGTCTTTTTACAACTACCCCGCTTGGATATAATTGGCTTTATGATTTATATGTCAGAGGACAGTCAAAAGAATACTTAGATTGGGATTCTTGGCAGCACGCTTCCTGGGAATCACCATATTTTAAAGAGGACATGGATGAACTTAAGAAAACACTTACAAGAGAAACATTGGCTCAAGAGTTTGGAGCAGAGTTTACTTCTTTTGCAGGTAAGGTTTATGATTTTGACCGCAGAGTACATATTAATCAACACAAATATGATCCCGACCTACCTACTTACTGTAGTATTGACTTTGGTTTTAGAATGCCTTGTGTAAATTGGTTTCAGATTGAAAAGTCTGAAGAAGAGGATGGTATTGACACTATATATGTTTTTGATGAAATATGTCATGAGGAAAATGTAAAGACAGAAGATTTAGCTAAAATGGTTTGGGAAAGAGGATATAATGTACGCAGATATTTTTGCGATCCAGCGGGGGGTGGTGTTCAGGCTCAAAGTGGAATTGGTGATATAGAAATATTTAAAAGACATGGAATTAATGTACAGTATAAAAGAGATAAGATTTCCAGAAATATTGCTAATGGTGTAGCACATGTAAGAACTTGGTTTGAAGACGCACATGGTAATCCTCATATTTTTTATGATGAAAAATGTAAAAATAGTATTAGCAGTATAGAAAATTATAGATACCCAGAGAAAAAGACAGATCAACGATTAAAGGAAGAGCCTTTAAAGGATGGTAGAAATGACCACCATGCAGATACTTTAAGGTACTTCATAGTAAACCTTTACCCTATTAAACAGAACAAGGCAGGAACAGTAGAATGGTAATAGTCAAAGACGCAACTCAACAAGAAATAATAAGTACACTATCAGAACATTTCACCTATGTGGAAACTGAACGACATAAAGAGATTGATGAATTATTAGATTTTTACGAAGGAATCAATACCGAGCAATATGTTGAAAGATTTTTTTCTTCAGAAACTTTAAAGCAAATACCTGTATTTTCCCAGAATCTTACAAGGCGCGTTATTAAGGCAAGGTCTATGACATATAAACGACCGCCTGTAATGAATGTTGATGACAAGTATAGCGATTTTTCTAATGTTGCAGATTTGAATGCTAAAAGAAGACAATTAGAGTCTTTAACTTATTTATTAGGATGTATGGCTTTTCGTTCCAGGTGGAATGAAGATGCGCAGAAAGTAGAATATGAAAATTTAACTCATTTTGAACCATTGTTTTTGCCTTATGATGACAAGCCTTTTGGTATAGCATACTTTGTTCCAAGTTATGGATACTCAAGAGATGAAGCAAAAGACATGATGGTGGTTTGGACAGAAGACAGGGCTGGTGTTCCTGGAAAACATTTTGGCATCATAGAGGGTAGGAAAGTATCTTTTAATGAAGGAGATATTAATCCTTATGGTCTTTTACCAGTAGTATTTACCCACCGATACCCGCCGCTTCGTGGACAATTTTATTCTGCGAATGCTTCGGATGTTGTTTCAGCAGACTTGCACACTTCAATAGCAATGACAGAATTAGCGCTTTGTCTAAGATTTGGTGCTATTGGTATTCGCTATGTAACAGGAGTGGATGATGCCAGCAGAATAGAGTTAGGTGTTGATAAATTATTATATCTTCCAGAAGGAAGTAATTTTGGTATTACAGGACCAAGCGCATCAGTAGATCAGATAATTGATGGTATAAAATTTTATGTTTCTGCTACATTGTCTAACAATCACTTAAGAATTAAATGGGCTGACTCACACGGTAACGCTCCGAGTGGTAGTGCGCTTCGTATTCAAGAAATTGAAAATATGGA